CCCTATTACAAGCGCGTTTTTTAGCCTGTCTGCAATGACTCGATCCGACCAAAAGCACCGCCTCGACGCCGCCAAGGCACGCTACGACGACATCAAGCGTCGCACCGGCGAGCGGTCGCGTGCGGTCGCCGCTGCCGGCCGCGACATCGGCAGCGCTCCGCCGGTGAAGGACGCCAAGCGGCTCGCCGCATGCCGCGCGTCGTTCCGGTTGTTCTGCGAGACGTACGCTGCCGAGTCGTTCCCGCTGGCGTGGTCTGACGACCACCTGCGAGCTATCGCCAAGATTGAGGCGGCGGTGATCCGTGGCGAGCTCTTCGCATTTGCTATGCCTCGCGGCAGCGGCAAAAGCACGATGTGTGAGTGGGCGTGCATCTGGGCAATGCTGTACGGCTACGCCCAGTTCGTCATGCTCATCGGCTCCGACGCCGACATTGCGCAGGCCATGCTCGACTCGATCAAGTCGCACCTCGAGCACAACGACGTTCTGGCGGAAGACTTCCCAGCCGTGTGCCACCCTGTGCGTGCGATGGAGGGCATCACGCGTCGGGCGCAGGGTCAGACGTGCGAGGGTGAGCCCACGCACATCGAGTGGACCGCCGACCAGATCACGCTGCCCTGGATCCCGGGTGCACCGTCAGCCGGCGCCGCAGTGCGGGTGGCCGGCATCACCGGCCGCATCCGCGGCATCAAGCACACGCGACCCGACGGCAAGACGCTTCGTCCGTCGCTCGTCCTCATTGACGACCCGCAGACCGACGAGTCGGCTGCCAGCCCGTCGCAGGTTGCCAACCGCGAGCGGGTGCTGGCCGGCGCCATCCTCGGACTCGCCGGCCCGGGTGCGAAGATCGCTGGCCTGTGCACGATCACGGTGATCCGTCCGGACGACCTGGCGGACCGGCTCCTCGACCGTGCCCGCCACCCGTCGTGGCAGGGCGAGCGGACGGCACTGGTCTACGAGTGGCCGACGCGTGACGACCTGTGGGGGCAGTACGCCGAGCTGCGTCGTCAGGGTCAGCGCGACGGAAGCGGCACCGATGCCGCCACGGCGTTCTATGCCGAGCACCAGGCCGACATGGATGCCGGCTCCAAGGTGGCGTGGCCGGCACGCAAGCACGACGACGAGCTGTCGCCACTACAGCACGCTTGGAACCTGCGGATCGACCGCGGCGAGAACGCGTTCTTCGCCGAATACCAGAACCAGCCGGTGGCCGATGACATCTCAAGTGACAAGCTCGACAAGCGCGGCCTGGCACTGCGCGTAGTTCCACCGGCTCGGTCCATTGTGCCGGCCGGCCACAACACGCTCACGGCGTTCGTCGACGTCCAGGAAAAGCTGCTCTTTTGGCTGGTGGCGTCGTGGGGTGAGTCGTTCGGCGGCCGCGTCGTGGCCTACGGCACGTACCCGGATCAGGGTGTGTCGTTCTTTGAGGGTGCCCACGCCAAAAAGACGCTGGCACGAGCAGCCAGTGGCGCCGGCTTTGAAGGTGCGCTGCGGGCCGGCCTCGACGAGGTGGCTCGGCTGCTACTGGGCCGAGACTGGCTGCGCGAGGACGGCGCCAAGATGCGGATCGAGCGGATGCTGGTCGACGCCAACTGGGGGCAGTCCACCACCGTCGTACGCACGTTCGCCAAGCAGTCGCCTTTCGCGGCCCAGCTGCTGCCGTCGCACGGCCGCGGCATCGGTGCGTCGAGTCAGCCGCTGACCGAGAAGCAAAAGCACCGCGGCGACAAGGTCGGGCTCAATTGGCGGATCGGCAAGCTCGGCGACACCGACCACCGGTCAGTGCTCTACGACGCCAACTTCTGGAAGACGTTCTGCGCCGCGCGGCTGCGTCTCGGTATCGGAGATCCCGAGGCGATCACGCTGTACCAAGGCGACCACGACCTACTGTTCGAGCACCTCACCAGCGAGTTCCCGGTGAGGACCGAGGCCCGCGGCCGCGTCGTCGACGAATGGAAGATCAGCGGCCGCGACAACCACTGGTGGGACTGTCTCGTCGGTTCGGCCGTGGCCGCCAGCATCAACGGTTTGCAGCCGGCAGCGAGCGAGGCCGGCGGCCGGCGTCGCAAGAAGGTCATGATCCCGACGGCGCCTACGCGCAAGATCGAGCTGCGGAGGATGGGTGCATGACCGACATCGTGACACGCCTGCGCCGGTGGACGCACGCAGTCGACGCTGCGCCGGCGAGCGATCTCATGGACGAGGCGGCGGAGGAGATTGAGCGGCTGCGTCTCACCGACGCGGAGCGCGAGGCGCTGTCGTCGGTGCTGGCTCGTCTGTGCTGCGAGATGACGGACGACGAGCGGCGGTTGATTGTTAGGGTATGCACAATGAACAGCGATCCCGGCGGGCAGGCACCGCACCGATAAAGCGGCCCGCCGAACCCGCCGGGGTCGTTTTTGGTGAAACTACGTAACACGCAGCAGCACCATGTCCGCTCCGCTCATCCTCGGCGTCGGCGTCGTCTACCTCGCGGTGGCCTGCGACCAGTGGTCGAAGGGCAGCACCGGCATGGCCATCGCGTGGGCCGGCTACGCGCTGGCCAACATCGGCCTGGCCATGGCCGCCAAGTAGGCCACACCCCCTGCGGTCTGCGCTCGCGCGCGCTCTATCGTCGCCACTATGAGCGACGCCATCGAGCAGGCCATCGAAGACACCGCCACCGGCCCCAAGCGCGTCCGCACGGACGCCGGCGAGGTAGAGGCGCAGTCCATCCAGGACCAGATCGCCGCGGACAAGTACCTGACAGGCAAGGCGGCCGCATCGACCTCGAGGCGTGGCCTGCGGTTTAACCAGCTCACACCATCGCCGTACTCCTGATGGCATTCCTCGACTTCTTCCGTGCCAAGGCCAAGCCGCGCCCCGTCGCGGCTCCGGTCGTGCGCGGGCGGTACGAGGCGTCGCAGCTGGGCGACGACTACAAGCACTGGCAGGTCGCGGACGCATTCTCTGCCGACGCGCAGCTTTCGCCGGTCGTGCGTCGCACGATCCGCAACCGCGCGAGGTATGAGCGCAACAACAACTCGTACCTGGCCGGCATCTCCGCCACGCTCGCGAGCGACCTGGTCGGCACCGGCCCGCGTCTGCAGCTCGACGTCCAGGACGACGCCGCGCGTGTCGTCGAGCGGGCGTTCTACGACTGGGGCACGACGATCGACCTGCCGGCGAAGCTCAGGACGATGCGCGAGGCGCTCGTTGTCGACGGCGAGGCGTTCGCGCTCATGATCAACAACGCCCGCCTGCCGGGCGTGCAGCTCGACCTGCGGCTCGTCGAGGCCGAGATGGTGGCGACGCCGACCGAGCTGATGCGGCAGACCATCACGCCAGAGGGCAACACGGTCGACGGCTTGGAGTTCGACGCCACCGGCAACGTGGTTGCCTACCAGGTGCTCAACTTCCACCCGGGCAGCAACTACCGCGTAAACAACCTGCAGTTCCAGCGCGTGCCGGCAGCAGCGGTCATCCACTGGTTCCGCCGGCAGCGTCCCGGCCAGAACCGCGGCATGCCCGAGGTGGCGCCGGCGCTCAAGCTCTTCGGTCAGCTGCGGCGCTACACCGAGGCCGTGATCGCGGCCGCCGAGACCGCCGCCGACTTCGCCGCGTTCATCCACTCCAACTCGCCGGCCGCCGAGGTCGACGAGGTCGACGCGTTCGCCGAGATGGAGATCCGCAAGCGGTCGCTCGTCACGCTGCCGGAAGGCTGGGACATCTCGCAGCTCAAGGCCGAGCAGCCGACGAGCACCTACAAGGACTTTAAGCGCGAGATCCTCAACGAGATCGCCCGCTGCATGCAGCTGCCGTACAACGTCGCCGCGCTCGACAGCTCGTCCTACAACTACGCCAGTGGCCGCATGGACCACCAGGTCTACGGCCTGATGCAGCGCGTCGACCGCGACCAGCTCGAGCGGGTCTGCCTCGACCGCGTGCTGGCCGCGTGGGTCAACGAAGCCAGCCTGGCTGGCGTGATCCCGGACGGCCTTCCGCCGTTCAGCGAGTGGAACTGGGCCTGGGTTTGGGACGGCCGCGAGCACGTCGACCCGGGCAAGGAGGCGTCGGCGGCCGAGGTGCGGCTGCGGACGCACACGACCACGCTGGCGAGCGAGTACGCCCGCCAAGGCAAGCGGTGGGACGTCGAACTGCGGCAGCGGGCTGCCGAGCTGGAGCTGATGCGCGAGCTGGGGCTGCCGATCGACCTGGGCGGTGCAGCGCAGCCCATGCAGGAGGGCAATCCACAGGAGGCGTGACGTGGACGACTTCGACCACGACGAGGACCTCGAGGAGCTGATCGACTTCCTATGAACACTCTGAAACTCGACACCAGCGTGACGTTTCTCCAGGCCGCCGATGGCGAGGCCGCGGCCTCCCCGCGTCGGTTCACGATCGAGGCCTACACCGGCTCTCCGATCCGTCAGGGCTGGAGCCGCGAGCCGGTCGTGATCGACCTGGCCGGCATGCAGACCAAGCAGCGTATCCCGATCGTTCTCGGTCACGACTACGGGCTCGGGTCGATCCTCGGGCAGACGGACAGCGTCCGCGTCGAGGGATCCAAGCTGATCGTCGAGGGCGAGATCATGGCCGACACCGACACGGCCCGCCAGGTGCTCGCCCTGGCCGAGCGAGGCTACGCCTGGCAGGCCAGTGTCGGCGCCGACGTCCGCCGCCACCAGAAGGTCGACGCCGACGCCGTCGCCGCCGCAAACGGGCAGACCCACATGGGGCCTGTCCGCATCGTAAGGGCCTCCGCTCTCCGCGAGGTCTCGTTTGTCACCTTGGGCGCTGACGCGGAGACCAGCGTCGCCATCGCGGCCGAAGAGGCCGTCGAGGAGGAAACCATGGCGGCTGACGCCACCACCAAGCCCACGGACGAGGTCGTGTCGACCCCGGCCGTGGCGGCCACGGCGGAGGTCGCCGTGGAGCCCGATCCTGCACCGGCTGTCGACCTGGCCAAGCTCATCGCCACCGTCGACGTCCTCAACAAGAAGGTCACCGACATGGAGAACCTCAAGGCGGCCCGCGACGAGCGGCCGGCGGCTCCGGCCGTGCACATCGTCGAGCACGCCCCGCCGTCGGCGGACGTGATCCAGGCCTCGTTCGCCATGCAGGGTGGCCTGCCGGGCGTCGAGCAGAAGTACGACGCCAAGGTGCTCGAGGCGGCGCACAAGGCCCGCGGGCAGATCACGCTCGGCGAGGTGATCCTGCAGGCGGCCGTGGCCAACGGCTACGACGGCCCGCAGAAGATCACCAGCTCCACGCTGCGTCCGGTGCTGCAGGCGGCCTGGTCGACGCACTCGATCAGCGGCATCCTGTCGGCGACGGTCAACAAGTTCCTCCTGGCCGGCTTCGACAGCGTCGAGTCGGCGTGGCGGAGCATCTCGGCGGTGCGTGCGGTCAACGACTTCAAGACGTTGACGAGCTACCGGCTCAACGGCGGCATGAAGTTCGAGGCCGTGGCGAACGGCGGCGAGCTCAAGCACGCGGCGACGAGCGACGAGTCGCGGACGATCTCGGCGAGCACCTACGGCATCATGACGTCGGTCACCCGCACCGACCTCATCAACGATGACCTGGGCGCGCTCACCGCGGTGCCGCAGCGGATCGGTCGTGGCGGGGCGCTCAAGCTCAACGACGTCTTCTGGACGGCGTTCCTCGATGACGCGTCGTTCTTCACGACCGCCCGCAAGAACCTCATGACGTCCGGCACCACGCCGGCGTCGGCGGCGCTGTCGGTGTCGAGCCTCAAGAACGTGGTCACCACGTTCAGGAAGTTGAAGGACCCCGACGGCAACCCGCTGGCGGTGACGCCGCGGATCCTGCTCGTGCCGGTCGACCTCGAGGTCGCCGCGCTGGAGATCATGGGCTCGGCCCTGATCCAGAGCGGTGCCACCACGGGGCAGCCGGAGCGGAACGTGCTGGCCGGTCGCTACGAGGTGGTCGCGTCGACCTACCTCACCAACGTGACCGACCACTACCTCCTCGCGTCGCCGGCCGACCTGCCGGTGATGGAGGTGGCGTTCCTGAACGGCGTGCAGAGCCCGGTGGTGGAGACGGCCGAGGCCGACTTCAACGTGCTCGGGGTCCAGATGCGTGGCTACTACGACTTCGGAGTTTCGAAGGCGGAGTACCTCGCGGGCGTCAAGGTCGACGTCTGACCCACACGGTAACCATTCGCCGGCTGGCTGGAGCGAGTCAGTCCAGCCAGCCGGCACCGATCAACTCCCACTAGCAGAAGAGGACCAGTCCCATGGCTTCCACGGTTCAAGATGGCAAGTACCTCGACTACACCGCCGGCAGCACGATCGCCGTCGGCGACGTCGTGGTTATCGGCTCGCTCGTCGGCGTCGCTCCGCGTCCCATCGCCAACGGCGAGACGGGCGTGGTGGCCGTCGAGGGCGTCTACAGCGTGCCGAAGCACTCCTCGGGTGCGAACAGCGAGACCATCACGGCCGGTGCGCAGGTCAAGTGGTACGCCACCAGCGGCGTCGCCACGACCGTCACCGGCGTGAACATGGGCTACGCCGTCGCGCAGGCCGTGACGGGTGCGTCCACGGTGAGCGTCAAGCTCGAGCGCTGATCCGACGCGAGTCCGAGACCTGCCGCAACCCGCCGCCGGCGCGTATCCACGACGCGCCGCGGCGGCGTTGCCGCGCCGTGGAGTGACCGATGTCCGACATGCTCGCCGTTGGTGCGTCCTGGCTGGCTGACCGGCTGGCGACCTCGGCCGGCCGGACGGTGCGGTACGTGCGCGGTGCGACGACGGCCTACCTCACGGCGACCGTCGGCAGCTCGGTCTTCGAGGCGGCCGACCAGAACGGCGTCGTGGAGCGGTGGGAGTCTCGGGACTTCGTGATCAAGACGGCCAGTTTTCCGCTGGGCGTGCCGCAGCGGCACGACCGCGTGGTCGACACGCAGAGCGGCTCCGACGTGACGTACGAGGTCGCGGCACCTCGAGGTATCCCGGTCTGGCGGTACGGCGACGGGTTCCGAGCCACGATGCGCGTCCACACGAAGGCCGTCGCGGACGACACGGCCACCTCCCCTGCCCTGCTATTGCGGTGGTGGGGCGCGAGCACGGCCACGGCCATCACGGACGGCCAGATTGCGTCGCAGCTGACGAGCGACATGGCCGACGGCCGCAGCCAGACGCGGACGATCGTGGCGACGGCCGCCTACCTGCACTTCGTGTTCCCGGCGTCGTTCGGCTCGCCCACGTTTACGGTCGGCGGCTTGGTCAACTCTGCATGGGAGACGACGACCAGGTCGATCACGTTCACCGGGCAGGCCGCACGTAGCTACACGATCTACCGCAGCACGTACCCGATCACCGGCACCGTCGTCGTCGTGGTGAGCTGATGAGCAGCATCAAGGGAACCAACGTCGCCGCGCCGGTCGTGCCGTTCTCGACGATCGACGTGCACCCGAGCCACGAGGCGCTCTACGGCAAGGGTGGCTACCGCACGGTCGCCACCGACGCCGCACGGGACGCGATCCCGGCCGCCCGCCGCGAGGCCGGCATGCTCGTGCACGTCACGGCCACGGGCCTGCTGTGGCAGCTGGGCAGCGACCTGACGACGTGGACGGAGTTCTCGACCTCAGGGGCGACCGGGCCAACCGGCCCGCAAGGATCGACGGGCGGCGTCGGTGCCACGGGCGTTGCCGGTGCGACCGGCCCAACTGGCGCCCAGGGCGCATCGATCACCGGACCGCAGGGCGTCCAAGGCGTGACCGGCCCGACCGGTTCACAGGGCAGCTCGGGTGCGCAGGGCGCCACGGGAGCGACGGGGCCGACCGGCTCGTCTGGAGCCGTCGGCGACACCGGCGCTACCGGCCCGACAGGTGCCACAGGCGCCCAAGGCGAGCAAGGCCTGATCGGATTGACTGGGCCGACCGGTAGCCAAGGCGACGTCGGCGCGACGGGACCGCAAGGCATCCAAGGCGTTACCGGGCCGACCGGGTCGCAGGGTGTGCAGGGTGTCACCGGGCCGACAGGCGAGACAGGCGCGACAGGCCAGACCGGAGCCGTCGGTGACATCGGCAGCACCGGGCCGACTGGCGCGCAAGGTGACCAAGGCGTCACTGGGCCGACAGGGCCAACGGGTGCCGTTGGCGCGCAGGGCGACGTTGGCGCGACAGGCGCAACAGGCCCGACGGGTGCTCAAGGTCTCATCGGCGAGACCGGCCCAACGGGCGACCAAGGCGAGCAAGGCGTTACCGGACCAACAGGTGCCAGCGGCGCCGAAGGTGTGACAGGCCCAACCGGGTCGCAAGGTGAGCAAGGCGTGACAGGCCCAACTGGTGCCACTGGCGCGCAGGGCGACATCGGCAACACAGGGCCAACAGGGCCAACGGGATCACAGGGTGACGTGGGCGCAACCGGCGCGACCGGGCCGACAGGCGCTGTCGGTGGCCAGGGCGTGACTGGGCCGACGGGTGCGACCGGCGCCCAGGGTGACGAGGGCGTGACCGGCCCGACAGGCGCCACTGGTGATCAAGGCGTGACAGGGCCAACAGGTTCCGTTGGTAGCCAAGGTGAGGTCGGTGCCACTGGCCCGACCGGCTCGCAGGGTGAGCAAGGTGTCACCGGGCCAACTGGCATCACAGGGCCGCAGGGATCCGTTGGCGCGACAGGCGCCACCGGCCCGACCGGTGCCCAAGGTGACCAAGGCGTCACTGGCCCAACAGGCGCCACTGGCGACCAAGGCGCAGTCGGCAGCACAGGCCCGACTGGCAGCACGGGATCGCAGGGCGACGTTGGATCGACCGGGCCAACCGGAGCCGAAGGCGACGAGGGCGCCACAGGCCCGACCGGGCCAACAGGCTCCGTCGGCTCGCAAGGCGTCACAGGGCCGACGGGCGCTACTGGCAGCACAGGGCCACAAGGATCGGTCGGCGACGTTGGTGCAACAGGGCCGACGGGCGCGCAGGGGATCCAGGGCGTCACTGGGCCGACCGGGCCGACCGGCTTGCAAGGTGACCAAGGCGTCACCGGGCCAACGGGTGCTGTCGGTGCACAGGGCGAAGTCGGATCGACCGGGCCTACTGGGCCGACGGGCAGCACAGGGCCGCAAGGCGTCGTCGGTGACACAGGCTCGGTCGGTGCCACCGGCCCGACAGGGCCGACAGGAGCTGTGGGATCGCAAGGCGTTCAAGGCAACGTGGGTGCGACTGGGCCAACAGGCGCGACGGGTGCCCAAGGCGACGTCGGATCGACCGGGCCTACAGGGCCAACCGGAGCGCAGGGCGCGACTGGCGACACGGGATCCGTGGGCGCGACCGGCGCCACAGGCCCGACCGGCTCCACCGGCAGTCAAGGCTCCCAAGGCGTGACAGGGCCAACCGGCGCAACCGGCCCGACAGGCGTGGCCGGCGTCGGGTTTAGCGACGGCGACAAGGGCGACATCACGATCTCGAGCACCGGCACGGTGCTGACGATCGACAACGACGCCGTCACCTACGCGAAAATTCAAAACGTCTCCGCCACCGATCGCCTGCTCGGTCGCTCGTCTGCGGGTGCAGGCGACGTGGAGGAGATCACCTGCACGTCGTTCGGTCGGTCGCTGATCGACGACGCCGACGCAGAGGCGGCGCGTACCACGCTCTCAGTGCAGCCGACGGCTGGCCCCTCGTTCACTGCTGGCATCACTGTGACGCAGGCGATGGCCTCACCTACGGTAGTTCTGCGAAATACAGCCGCCGACGCAACAGACAAGGCGGCGCAGGTCGTCGGGGCACATTACACGGCGACCGAAGAGACCGTCCAAGGCATCGGCATCTACAGCACCGCGACGGAAAACCTAGTTGCGATCGGCGGCGGGTCGGCGCTCAGCAATGCGGCGAGTGAGGTAAGACTCTATACCGCAGCAAATGCCACTACTACCACCGGCACCATTCGCCTCACCATCTCCTCTACCGGCACCGCGACGTTCTCTGGGCAGATCGTCGGACAGGCTGGGGCGGCAATTACTGGGGCCGCGACGTTCGCCAACACGGGCGACGTAGTCCCGCTGACGGTGACCAACGCAGGCACGGCCAATAGTTTCGTCGTCAACGACGCGAGCGGGGATACGACGCCGTTTGTGATTGATGCGAGTGGGCGAGTGGGCATCGGGACAGGATCGCCCGGCGCGGAACTAGAGGTGGCAGACTCATCGTCCGACAACGATGTGCGAATCAATCTGCGTCCAAACGGAAGCACGCTGTCTCAGGTTGGCGCTTCAAGCACAACCACGTTTATTGACAGCGTTGGCGCTAGAAGCATCACGTTTCTTACAGATGCAAACACCCGCCTCACCATCTCCTCCACCGGCACCGCCACGTTCGCGGGGCAAGTCCTCGTCACCGCAGGCAGCGGCAGCAGCGGCTCCTACAAACCGGGCGTGGCGATCAGCGGCGACGACGATACAGGCATCCATCAAGTCAGCGGCAACGCCAATACGCTGTCGATTGTCACCAACGGCACCGAGCGGGTGCGGGTGGATGCGAGTGGGAATGTGGGGATTGGCTGCACGCCAGCAGGTCTGCTTGATCTTGGAAGTGCGGTTGGAGTCAAGATATTCACATACAAAAACAGTGCCGCAAACGCAGGCATCGGCACTGACCTGAGCAGTGCGGCATACGAGTGCAGCATCTTCGCTGGCGGAACAGCAGACACGCACGGCCGCATCTCGTTCGGTCGGCGCCGCGTCGATACTGGGACGTACACCGAGCGGATGTCGATCGACTCCGCTGGAACTGTAGTCGCTCCGCAGGTGTACGCCGACACCGTCGGCGCTACGAACCGAGACCTGTTCGTAGACAGCACTGGCAAACTCGGATACGTCTCCTCCATCCGCGAGTCGAAGACCGACATCGTCACGCTGGACGACGTGTCATGGCTGTCGGCGCTCTCGCCAGTCTCGTACCGCTACAGAAAGCGGAACCCCGACGGCACCTACAGCGACGAGGCCGACGGCGTCACCGACTACGGTCTGATCGCTGAGGACGTGGAAGCGGTCAAGCCGGAACTCTGCTTCTACGACGACGTGGACGGCGAGCCGCAACTGCGTGGCGTCACGTACAGCAAACTCATCACGCCGATGCTGCGGTACATCCAGCAACTGGAAGCACGCATCGCCGCACTAGAGGAGCAACTCAATGGCTGACATTCCCACGCTGTACGCCGCCGAGCCGCTGTCTTACGCAGCCACGTACGATCGCCTGTGGGTCCGCGAGATCGTCGTCTCATCCCCTACAGGCGGCGAAGCAGAGGCCCGCGTGACACTCGTCCGTTTCCGCACCACCGAGACCGGCGTCGAAGAGGCGCCCGCCGAGCCGATTCGGCTGCACGTTCGCGACCTGCTCGCGGGAGCCGACTCCGATCCCGACCTCGCGGCGGCGGTTGGGGCGCTGATGAACTACGTCGCGAAGGTCGGCGTTGAGCAGGGCGTGGTAGCAGGGCCGGACGCGTGACCGCACCCCCTCACCTCGAGGCCGCCCACAGGGCAAAGTGATGCCATGCCGTTCTACAGCCTCCCCTCCGGTGGATCGCCCGTCCTGGCCGGCGTGACTGCGCCGACGGGTGGCGTCGGCAACAACGGCGACCTGTTCATTGACACGGTCGGCCGAAAGCTCTACGGGCCTAAGGAGTCGGGCAGCTGGCCCAGCGGTCCGATCGATCTGGCGATCACCGGACCGACAGGCCCGACCGGTGCTGTCGGTGCGACAGGAGCTGCGTCTACAG